TACTTACGGCATCTTAGCGGCTTCAGCCATCACCAATAGCGTTGGAACCAGTATTATCAATGGAAACTTAGGAGAATATCCGGGCTCTACCGTTACCGGTGCTTTTACGGTAACCGGTGCAACAAACTTAGGAAATGCTGCTGCTCAAACCGCACAAAACGACGCTCTTTCAGCATTTACTACAATGCAAACTGAGGGTTTAGCTGGAACAACTATCGCCGCATCTCTAGATGGCGTTACGTTGGTCCCAGGAGCGTATCAGTTCACAGGAGGAGCGGCCACACTAGCTTCTTCTGGACCAGCTACTCTCACTTTTAACGGAGCCGGAACATACATCCTCTACACAGCTTCTACTCTGACCACTGGAGCTGGTGGCGTACCAACGATGGTACTTGAAAACGGAGCAACTGCCAACGACATTTTCTGGATCGTAGGTAGTTCGGCTACCATCAATAGTGGAAGCGCTGGAACTTTTGAAGGTAATATCGTAGCACAGGCTAGCATTACCGATACATTGGGAGGAATCGTGAACGGCAGTCTGATTGCACTGACTGCAGCGGTAACTCTAAGCGATACAGCTACGATTAATTCTCAAACCGCACCAACGCCTGCCCCAGGCCCTTATGGAAATGCTAATTTCTCCGCACTCGCTGTTGGCGACCTAATTACCATCACGGGCTTAGTAAATCCTGGAAACGATGGCACATTCTTTGTAACTGGAGTTTCCTCAGACGGCCTGTCTTTCAGTGTATCCAATCCTTTAGCGGTAGCTGAAACCGGAACTATCGTCGTCGCTGGCGACTTTACCGCAACCACTTCAGTTGGTGAAGGCGACACCATGATTCTATCGGCACCATTTACGCCGCTTAATCAGGGAACGTATAGAGTTATTCGTATGAATGAAAACAGTGTTTGGTATGAAAATCCAAACGTTGTTGAAGAAGAAGTGACTTGTACTGCAAATACGGTTTCTACTAGTTATGATGCAACCACTGTTTTCAATGTAACCGTTAACGGCGGATACGAAACCCTGTCTTGGACTGGGACCGGAACTCCTCCGTTCTTAGGCCTCTCAACTATGGGAGACATTGTTACGTTTGGTTCTGGATTTGCTGAAGAATATGTTTTCACTGTAACCAGCGCAAATGCAACCGCTGGAGCTACCTATACCAATAACGGTCAAACGTTTACAGTAGTTAACTCCATTGGATCCAGCACGGCCCTATATTGTACTGGAACAGGAAGCCCAACCGCATCTGGAACGTTGACGAAAACCAGCGGAACCGGAGATGCAACCATTACATTCTCCGCATTTGCAATAGCTCCTACCAATCAAGGAAGCTTTGCAGTTGTTGGTTCTGGCCCCTCACAAGTCCAAATAGTTCAACTCAACATGCCTTCTGGAGCTACTTTTGCTTCTTCTGGACCTGGCGACTATTTTGAAATTTATAATGGCGGCAATGCCAATAAATACGCGGTCTGGTACAATGTCCTAGGTGGAAGTAACACGGCTCCGACAGTACCTGGCTTTACTTTGATCGAAGTCAGCGTTAACAATAGCGATAGTTCTACAACTGTTGCCAATGAAACAAATACGGCACTCTCAGTATTAGTCGATATGACGACCTCGGTTTCAGGTAACGTAGTCACGGTAACCGCAACCGTTGCAGCACAAACTGATTCTCCAGTTGATGTCACAATGCCTACCGCGTTTAGTTTTGTCATCACCCAACTTGGCCAAACCGCTTTCTTAACCGTTGTTAATCCTTTGGCGATACCTCAAAGTGGGATCTCTTCTGTTACATTCGTAGTTAATCGTCCTCAAATCCAATTCTTTCCATATGAAGCAACAGTACCTGGAGATAAGTTGGTTATCAATGGTAGCGTATTGGGTGCTGGAAATGCTGGCGTCTATCAGATATTGCAGGTTTTGAATCCAACTACTGTGGTTATTTCGGGAATCGTTTCTCAACAGTATGGCACCAATCTGGCGGCAAATTCCAATTCATTCTCTGTTCAAGAAGGAACGGCCTATACGGGTTATAAGCAGGTTCTATACGTGGCCATGGATCCTGGTTCTATGAACTACAACAACATTGTTTTCAACACCAGCGCACAATATGAAAAGATCGACCTATCTGCCAATATTGGAATGACCGCTCTCAGTAAGCTTAATTTCCCAACCACGATTAGACTTGGTATTGATAGCTATAACTACGATACGGATTTGATCGGTGTTGCGAATCGTACAATCTACGGCGATCCACGCGATGCTATAACGTACCCTGGCGTTTCCGCAGCGGGTACCGACATCTTTATTCGTGAACCGCTGCTACTCAGAATCCAAATTGCATTGGCAATCAGAACTGCTATTGGTGTGAGTTTTGCTCAGATCACAAGTCAGATTCAAAGTTCAGTCTATGCATTGATTCAGTCAAATCCTCTTGGCCAAAGTATAGATTTGAGTTCGATAGTAGAGACGGTGAGATTGATCCCCGGTGTTACAAGCGTCGTGCTAACAAGTCCGCCATATTCGATTACAAACGACGAGATCCAGTTAGTCACAGGTCAGAAAGCTTTCATCGCCTCCCAGTCAACTGATATTTCAGTTTCGTTGATAGGTAGTTAAACGGCTTGACATATGGAAAACTTAATGATATCATCTAATCAGATGCTCAATTTAACAAAAAAAAGAAAACCTAGAGGATATTGGGACATAAACGCTCCCCAAGAAGCGGCAAAATACAGTTCTCGAAATGAGTTCAAGATGGGAAGCCCATCTGCCTATATGGCGGCCAAAAGAATGGGTGTATTGGACGACATTTGTGCTCATATGCCGAAGCATGTAGATACTTCAGGAAAAAACAACCCTAATTTTAAATGGACCCTAGAAATGCTTCAAGCTAAAGCAAATAAATATACTACTCGCGGCGCTCTGAAAGAAGGCGATCCTGTCGCTTATGGGGTGGCATGGAAGAGAGGCCTTTTAGATCAAATTTGTTCTCATATGCCTCTCGCTTCCAATAAGGCCTACACAGATGAAGAACTTCATTTAGAAGCTCTTAAGTACACCAAACGTAATGTTTTTTGCGAAAAAAATAATGGAGCCTATCAAGTTGCTTGTAAAAGAGGAAAGCTTTTTTTAGATACAATTTGTAATCATATGGAAGAACTAGTGAGTTCTTGGTCCGTAGAAAAAGTCTATCCGGAAGCCCTAAAATATCCAGATAGAACATCCTTTCAAAAAGGAAGTCCTGGCGCATGGGATTACGCCAGAAGATTGGGCATTTTAGATCAAATCTGCAGACATATGAAAATATTAGGGGGATCTTCTAAACCAGAGAGAGAACTTTTTGCCTTAATTAAAAATATTTATTCGGACACAAAGAAATTTAAGGATATGAGAGTAAATATTCCCGGTAAGCCATATATTCATGGGTTTGAGATCGATATTTTGGTTGGTAAATTGGGGATTGAATTTGATGGAAAACATCACCATAAATACGAATATATGAGAGCCGATCTTCAGAAATCTTTGTGGTCGGACGACGATATACGTAACTATCATCAGCTCAAAGACGACTGGTTTGCGACTAAGGGTATACAAATCCTCCATATTCGAGAAGAGGATTGGATTACAGACAAAGAAAAGTGCATTACGCGTTGTCTGGAATTTTTGAGAGATAATTTATGTCCGTAACTACAATAGAGCAAGAAATTGTTCGCCTTCGCTCATATTTAAATCCTTATATTAAAGGGCCGAACGTAAATGCGGTACTCGGCGCTCTGGCTACGGCTTCCGTATATCTCGTTAATAACATCCAGGCGGTCAACGACAGCCTGTATGTCACAACAGCTCAACAAAACTATTTGGATTTAAAACTAGCAGATTATGGCATCGTTAGAGATCCTATCATTGGACTCTCCGATGAAATATTTCGAACCATCGGCATTCAAGTCAAAAATCGTAAGCAAGTTAGAGATCTGATCAATAACATTCTAGATGCTGTTTTCGGCGATGAATTCTGTAAGGCTACAGACAACGCACAAAATCTTGAACCATACGCTCTTCAAGATGGTGACCAATTAATCGTTAACTTTGATGGAGCCAATACTAGCACTATCACCTTTACAACAGATGAATTCACAAACATTGGAGCCGCTACAGCACAAGAAGTAGCAAATGCGATTTCTATCGGACTAAGCAATCTCGGAGTTAGTGGAAGCGCTGTCACCAATAACGATGGCAATGGAAATTACGTCCAGCTTCTATCAGATACCATTGGCGCATCATCATCCATTACAGTTTTAGGTGGTCAAGCACAGAACGTATTGCAATTTCCAGCAAGCGTACCTGCAGGCGGCAATTTTTCAACGCAGTGGACTATTACTATTCAATCCGGTGGATTACTCAGATTCACTTGGAGTGGAGGCGCCGATCCCGGTCTAGGAGTTGTAGATCCACTTCAATACGTAAATATTTTTGGCGGCGGCTTTACTTCTTCTGATAACGAAGGTTCGTTCCCCATTGTTTTCGCCCAAGGCGGCGCTGAAGACGTTGCATATTTTGAGATAAGCAATCCTACCGGTTCCACTGGAATTGTAGTGCAAGGCACCGATACGGCTGTCCTTTTCTATACACCGGTGAGGGAAACCATTCTTAGTAAGCAATACTACGCTGCGGTTTATAATACTCAGGAAAACATACTTCAGATTTTCATGCCAGCGACGACTCAGGTGATCAAACGTTCACGTATAGGCTCTGCTCATTTGCACGGGATAACAGAACAACCAGTTACAAGACTTATATTCTTAGCGGCCAATACATTTCCACCTAGTGGGACCGCAGAATACTATCTAATCGAAAACTTAGGAGCAACAAACCAATATTATGTTTGGTTAAATGTAGATGGCGGGAATTCAGATCCAGCCCCAGCTGGCTTCACTGGCATAGAGGTCAATGTCAATAGCACGGATTCCGCAGATACCGTTGCTAGCGAAGTGTTGGCCGCTATCAACGCTAGTGTGCCAGCATTTTCTTCTTATGCAGTGGAGAACTCGGTCTTTATAACTATTGAAGTTGCGTCTACGATTCCAGACGCTGGTCCAAGTTTGCCGACGACATTAGGACCCTACATATTCGATACAACTACTCAAGGATTTGTGGTCGGCGGCGCTGCTACCACATTAACAGAGATTGTTAACGGCG